GTTCGCAGCGGATCCGGTAATGATGCAACTGGGGATGGTAGCTATGGATCGCCATTCGCAACTATCTCCAAGGCATTTACGGAAAACGCTGATGTTGCCAGTTCTTTCATCTATGTTGATGATGAGGGCGACCCCGGAAACAATGTTTATTATGTCGAGGATGATGGTTCTGGAAATATTCTCAATCAGATAAATTCTACTGGTCCCGGCACCATACCAATAGGGTTGACGATTATGGCATCAGGCACGGCGGGCATTGTCGATGGCCGTCGCAGTGCCACACATACACCTCAATGCGCTCCCATCGTCGACGGATTTCAAGCCGCCACCCATGCGATTAAGGCTAATCGAGGTTGGACAATACAAGGAATAACTTTTCGGCGTTTCGGAACTGGTGCCGCTCAACATTATGCGATATTTCAGAATACATCCAATCAAAGCGCTATAGTTCGGGACTGTACCTTTACTCAAATTTCTGGAACAGCGGCGGTTTATTTCGGCGGGTACTTATATGGTAATCCAACACAATATCATAGAAATGTTGTTTATAATTGTATGGGTCAAGGACTTATTGGACCCAATTCCCTTGGTGACCAGCGAGGTATAGCCTATGGCAACCTCGTTTATAACTGTGGAGGCACTGCGATCACTTGCGGAGAAGTATATCACAATACTGTTCATGGGACGCCTTCCGCCAGCTCTAATCACAACCAGCGTAGTTATGCAATCAATTCGCGCTCGGCATCATTCAATATTGTAACTGACGCCAATGTACATATTAGGACGATTAACACCTATCGCGACGATGGACATTCTTATAATTTCGTAAGTGGGACATATGATGACGACGGGAATCACACTCCTACCGATTTTCATGGCGACCCGAATACGGGCGACCAAGTGGACGTAGACCCAGAATACAATGATAAAGATAACAATGATTTCACCTTGCCGGTAGCCGATTCGCCCGTTAGCGCGCTCCATCCAGCGTGGGCACCAGGCTCGGAGTCTCCTTGTTATATGGCGACACCACAAACAAAATTTGATTACCCCGATATATCGACAGCGGTTTTTGGGGTGTCTCCCTACAGGAGCTTCTCTGGTAGTGCTTTCGGCGGCAACAGGTTCGGTAAGCACGGCCCAAAAGTTCTTGGAGTTGCCCATCACAATTCAGAGATAGGATATCACGAATTAAACTCTAGAAAAGTTTTAGGCGTGTCGTCAGGTTTAATCAAAAGCGTAGCAGGAGATAGAGGTAATAGCGATGACAGTTGAAAATTTAGACCGTATAGTTGCAATAGAGAGGGCCATAAAAGAGAAGTATGGTGACGAAGCAATTGCCCACCCACAAGCTGAATGGGACGATGAGAAAGAAAAGAAATACCTTGAAGAGATTAAAAAGCTTTCCGAGAAAAAACAAGTCATAGCGGAGAAGTCAGACAAGGTAGACAATGGTGGTTTTTTCATATCAAAGAAACTACTTAATAGAGAAATCAGAAGAGAATGTCCTGTTTGCGATATATATTCTTTTGACATGAAGGACGATGTTTACATGAATAAATTTGAATGTTGTTATGAGTGTTATATTCAATATGTCGAGAGCAGGGAAGAAAGATGGTTAACCGGATGGAGGCCCGATAATGGCAACAACCCTTGAAATTGTAAATGGAATCTCACAAGCTATGGCGAATACGCACGATGGTGCGTTGGACGAAAAAGGAGAGCCGGTAGAGACTGGCTTCCTTCGAAGGGAAGAAGAGGTGGCTATCACCGACAGGCGATTGATTGATGGATTTTCAGTTGTCATGTATGGTGACCACCTCTGTTTGAAATATCATAGTGAGATGAGGCTCAAAGAGGTTCACGACAGTAGCTTTGAAACGGACATGGAATCTATGCTCAAACAATGTGCAGGTTTCTTAAAGAAGCAATACAAATCCATTACTGGCAGCGGGTTGTCTTTATCAGCGGTCGGCGATCCGGATATTATGGTTCAGAGCACCTCGCGAGTTCGCTCTTGGGTCCAAGCTCAACAACATTATAAAATTGGCGGGATGGATGATACCACTGGGACAGTCCAAGAGGAAAGCGAGGACCGCTTGGATGATGCCATTAAAAATTGGTTGGCGATTGGGAAAGATAAATTCCCAAAAACTAAAAAACCCGAAAACGTTTCTGGTAAAAGAGATGAAGAACCAAGAAAATGATACATGAGTTATCAACTAACAAAGCAAGAGATTATCAAAGAGATTGTCAAATCCGGCAAGGATCCTGTTTATTTTATAAATAACTACGCGAAGATTTCCCATCCTGTTAGGGGTTTGATCCCTTTTAAAACTTATGACTTCCAAGATGACCTATTAAAAAGTTTCAATGATCACCGGTTCAATGTAATTCTTAAGGCTCGGCAACTCGGCATATCCACGATTTGCGGAGCCTATGTTGTTTGGATGATGATGTTCCATCGCGACAAGAATGTTCTTGTGATGGCGACCAAGTTTAGCACAGCTACAAACCTTGTTAAAAAAGTCAAGCATATTATTAAATACCTCCCGACGTGGATGATGGTTGCCCCTATCGTGGTTGATAATAGAACTTCGTTCGAGCTATCAAATGGTTCACAGATTAAGGCATCTTCAACCAGCGTTGATGCTGGACGCTCGGAAGCTTTGTCTCTACTTGTCATTGACGAAGCCGCGCACGTAGAGGGACTGGACGAGTTGTGGACCGGCCTATATCCGACTCTCTCAACGGGTGGGCGTTGTATCGCTCTGTCAACCCCCAATGGTGTCGGCAATTGGTTTCATCAAGCATACATCGACGCAGAAGCAGGCATGAACGATTTCTACCCAACGAAAATCCAATGGGGTAAACATCCCGATCGGGATATTGAATGGTTTGAAAAAGAAACTAGGAATATGTCTCGCCGCCAAATAGCCCAAGAGCTTGAATGTAATTTTAATATGTCTGGCGAAACAGTACTAAATCCAGAAGATCTCGAGAGGATAGAAGTAGAGGACATTCAAGAGCCACAATACAGGACAGGCTTTGATAGGAACTTATGGATATGGGAAACTTATAATCCTGAACGTTCTTATTTATTGGTTGCTGACGTTGCACGCGGCGACGGTAAAGATTTTTCTGCTTTCCACATAATTGACTTACACACTTTGAATCAAGTGGCAGAATACCAGGGGAAAGTCAATTTGGATATGTATTCAAACTTGGTGGATACAACGGGCAGAGAATATGGAGATTGTATGGTGGTTGTAGAAAATAACAATATCGGTTTTGCATCTCTAGAAAAGTTAATTGAACTCCAATACCCCAATTTATATTATTCGATCAAGTCCACTCATGAATATATTGATTCGTATATGGCCGAAGGTCTAAGTAACGCGGTGCCTGGTTTTACCACCTCTATGAAAACTCGCCCATTGATTGTTGCAAAATTGGAGGAATTCATTAGAAATAAACTAATTACATTACGTTCTTCTCGAGTTTTAAACGAATTGAAAACTTTTATTTGGAATAATGGTAAGGCAGAAGCGATGCGTTCGTATAATGATGATTTAGTTATGAGCCTCGCAATTGCTTGTTGGGTTCGTGACACTGCTTTAGTTGTTAATCAGCGAGATTCGGAATATAAAAAAGTTATCTTAAACTCTATGACAAAATCGTCTACAATATTAGATACAACTATACCTGGAATGACCGGGCACAATAAAGCAACACAGAGAAAGGCACTCGATGAAAGAAAAGAATTCGGCTGGCTTTTGAAATGAAAGGTAAATAATAATGGCAGAAAATGAAAACAACCCAAGAAACCCTGAGTCAACACTTTTTAAAAGACTTACGCGATTATTTTCTGGGCCAATCGTAAATTATAGAACTCAAGCACCGCGCTCTTTGCGACGACGACAGCTCGATAAATATAAATTTTCTTCGATCAGCGGGCAACAATTCAAGAAGACCCAGTATAATCCTTTTGAAAGTTTATCAAGTGCATATATGTCACAGCAGCATCGCGGCGATCGCTATTCTGATTTTGACCAGATGGAGTATACACCTGAAATAGCTTCGAGCCTTGATATTTACGCAGATGAGATGACAACCTCCACCTCTTTGTCACCGCTGATGACGATAGATTGCCCCAATGGAGAACTCAAATCTATTTTGCAAACCCTCTATCATAACATCTTGAACATTGAATTCAATTTGTTTGGATGGTGCCGAACAATGTGCAAGTATGGTGATTTTTTCTTATACCTGGACATTGATGATATAGAAGGAATTAAAAATGCCATTGGCTTGCCGCCTAGTGAAGTTGAAAGGCTGGAAGGAGAGGATAAAACCAATCCGAACTACGTCCAGTTCCAGTGGAATTCTGGCGGAATAACTTTTGAGAACTGGCAGATTGCACATTTCAGAATTCTTGGCAATGACAAGTACTCCCCCTATGGCACGTCTGCTTTGGAGCCCGCAAGGCGCATCTGGAGGCAGCTCACGCTACTAGAAGATGCGATGATGGCGTATCGCATTGTTCGCTCCCCAGAGCGTAGGGTTTTTTATATTGACGTGGGGAACATTGCACCGAACGATATTGAACAATATATGCAGAAAGTTATGACGCAAATGAAACGTGCCCAAATTGTCGACCCCGATACGGGACGGGTTGATTTGCGTTACAACCCCATGAGCGTTGACGAAGATTATTTTATTCCTATGCGTGGCGGTTCTTCTTCCCGAATTGAAAGTTTGCCTGGTGGAACATACACAGGGGATATTGATGATGTAAAATACTTAAGAGATAAGCTGTTCTCGGCGCTCAAAGTTCCGATGTCTTATTTGTCTAGGGGCGAGGGAGCCGATGAAGATAAAGCTACTTTAGCACAAAAGGATATTCGCTTTGCGAGAACAATTCAACGTTTGCAGCGCGCCATCCTTTCTGAACTTGAAAAGGTCGGCATCATCCACTTATATACTCTAGGCTATCGCGGTGATGATTTGATATCATTTAAGCTTCAATTGAACAATCCGTCGCGCATTGCCGAACTCCAAGAACTTGAACATTGGAGCACCAAATTCGAAGTTGCTAGTGGGGCTACCGAAGGATATTTCAGCAAGCGCTGGATTGCAAAGAAAATCTTTAGTCTTTCCGACGAAGAGCACTTGCAAAATCTGCGCGAGATGTTCTTTGACAAAAAGCATGAAGCCGCTCTTGAAGCTGCGGCAGAAGAGGATGTCGGAGGCGGTGCCGAAGGAGAAGAGGGCGGCGAGATGGGAGGTGAAATGGGCGGCGGCGGAATGGACCTTGGCGGCGAAGAAGGTGGTGAAGAAGGTGGCGAAGAAGGTGACGAAGAAGAAGGACCACTTCTTGCTGCTCCAGCGCGTCGTGAGGATGGTTCTTATCTTACGCCAAGAGCAAAGGGTAAATATTATACGCCAGTTAATGTCGACAGGAGAAAATCAGGAGCGCGTAAGCGAAGCTACCATGGAGTATGGGCTCGCGAAATTGCGAGTCCAACAATAAGAAACGTTTTTAAAGGGCGCGATGAGTTGCAAAGTCTTGTTCGTGGAACGGGGCTTTCGGAACAAGACGAATCTAATTATTCTTTAGAAGAGAATAAAGTTTTCGCAGTTAACAACGATGTTAAAATATTGATTGAGGAGTTAGAATCTAAAAGTAATGAAACTAAAACATAATAAAAAAAGAAACACCGCTTTTCTGTTTGAAACTTTGGTTAGGGAGTTGACCCGTGCTGTTATCCGCAAAGATACTAAAACCAAAAAAGCAGTGACCGCGATTTTAAAAGAACACTTTAGCGCTACAACTTCGTTACATAAAGAGCTGGATTTATATCGTTCGCTATATGAATCATATAACCTCACGGATACGTCTGCGACCAGGCTTTTAGCGGAAGTGAGAGAAGAGTATAAAAAGCTCGATGCAAAAAAGATTTTTGCAGAACAGAGCGCAGCAATTAGACGCATGCGCCAAGAACTACCTAAAGAAATGTTTGATACCTTTGTGCCAAACTACAAAAACTTGGCGACGGTCTATCAGATCTTCAACGGTGAAATTCCACCCGCTAAGCGTATCCTTCTGGAAGATGTTGTTTTAAAATCTATGACCGCTAAAACTTTAAAAGATAATGATAGCCCCCCGCAGGTTGATAATCTCGTTATCAAAAATTTTATTAAAAAATTCAATCAAAAGTATGCCGGCGCGTTAGGCGAAGGTCAAAGTCATCTGCTTCAAAATTATATTTTATCATTTTCTGATAACGCTGTGGGATTGAAATCATTTTTGAATGAAGAGATTGAGCGCTTGAGAAAGATTCTTAAGGCTGGCTTGAGGATGGACGAGATTAAGAAAGATAAAGAAATGATTAAAAAAACCAATAAGGTTTTGGGAATTCTTGAGAGCTTTAAAAAAAACAGAATCAATAAAAAATCTCTTATGCAGATTTTACAAATCCAAGACTTGGTTAGGGAGATTGAATCTTAATGCCGGAAATTAATATTACAGTTGACTCTCCTACTATTCGGAAGAAAAATGAGCCACCGCCACATGCAACAGTGGAGCTGACAGCGCGTCGAACTTTAGATAATAATATTTTAATTTTGGACCACGAAGAAATTGATATTGTAGTTTATCC